TAGCAACCAATTCTGTAGGAGGATTAGGAAACATTCTTGGGGCAATACAAGGAATTGCTTCAATGATTAAGAAAGAACAAGATAGAAATACTACACAAGAAAATGCTGATTTATTAGAAGAAGAACTAAGACGTTTATACAAAGCATTGACCAAAAAAGAACCTCTGAACGAGTTTGGTAAAGAAACGGCACAATATATAAAATGGAAACAAGCATATTTGAACGGAGAAATACTTTATGAGTAATAGACATGAAGATACTGGTAAACAACGAGCAAACGAAACTACTACACCAGAATCAAAATACCCATATAACCAAGTTTATCAGACTGCTGGTGGGATCAGAGTAATTGTTGGTAATGAACCAGGAAAAGAAACTCTAAAGATATTTCATGCTTCTGGATCGTATATGGAAATGATGCCAAATGGTAAAACGGTTTCAATGAGCATTGGAGAAAACAAACAATACAATAAAGGTGGTGTAACATTAACTGTAGACGAAAACCACGACGTTCATATCAAAGGACATTCTAAACTACAAGTTGGTGGTGGATCGCACATTGAGGTTGCAGGAGATGCTGGAATAATAGTAGGAGGAACCGCAGCACTTTCAACAAAAAATTTAGGGGTGCAAGCAAATAACATATACATGGGAGCAACTGGGAATTTCAATTTGAATGTTGAAGGAGATACCTCAATTACAACAAAAGGCACCACTTCTATAAAATCTGAAGGCGCAATAAATATTGACTCCGATACTGGAGTGACACAAAAAGCACCAACATCAACCATTGATTCTCCGACAATAGAACTGAAAGGTGATATTACTCATACTGGTGATATGACAACGTCTGGAATACATACGGATTCTCTAGGGCCACACACTGCGTAAGGATAACAAAAATTGGCAAGAGCAGACAGATATTCTTTAGAACAGAAGAAAACAGAAATATATTCCGATTTTCTCAATTCATTTGAGCAAAATCCTCTAACAGGTGCTCTTGCCAGAGTTACCAATGAAGAATCTGTTAAACAAGCATTGCGTAACATCGTTCAAACAAACGTTGGTGAAAGATTCTATGATTCAAATAAAGGATCAAAGATCAGACAATCACTATTTGAATTATATGATCCAGCAACAGTTGAAATTATCAGAATACAACTTGGTGAAGCAATAGCAGCATACGAACCAAGAGCAATTATACAAGACATAAGATTACAAGAAGACCTGGAAAGAAATGGGTATTATGTTACATTGATTTTTTCAATTATAAATATACCAGACCAGACATTCTCATTAGACCTATCAATTCAACGAGTTAGATGATAAATGGCAAATACAAGCATAAATCTAGTTGATCTGGATTTCGCATCCCTTAAAAATAGTTTCAAAATATACCTACAAGAACAACCTCTCTTCAAAGATTATGACTTTGAAGGGTCAAACATCAATGTTCTATTAGACCTACTATCATATAACACATTCAAAAACGCATTCTACTTAAATATGGTGCTGTCAGAGGCATTTCTTGATTCAGCACAATTACGCAATTCTGTTCTGTCACATGCCAAAGAATTAAATTATCTTCCAAACTCCGTTCGTTCTTCCAAAGCAACAATTGATGTAACGTTTGAAGTAGAAGACGAAAACCTTGGTCCTTATACAATTCAAAAAGGTTCACCATTCACTGCTCTTGTTAAGAACGAAGCGTATACATTTACAATCCCACAAACAATAACTGTTTCTTCATCCAACACAACATTTTCATTTCAAACGGATATCTACGAAGGAATTTACGTTAAGGACACATACACGTTTTTAGAAGGTGTTGAAAATCAAAGATTTAAAATCACAAACAGAAATGTTGATACCAACTCTATTACAGTTGTTGTATATGAAGACAATACAGAGATTGGTGAAGTTTATACAAAAACAACTACGTTGCTTGGTCTAAACGAAACATCGCAAGTATTCTTCATTCAACCCGTTGGTAACGGATATTTTGAAATTCTGTTTGGAGATAATTTGTTTGGTAGACAACCAAAGATTAATTCAACAATCGTTATTGACTACAGAATCTCTGCAGGGTCCATTGCCAATGGTGCCAAATCATTCTCATTAGACTTTGATCCAACAGAAGTTGGTGCGATGTCAACATATACTGTGACAACAGTCTCTAATGCTGCTGGCGGTGCTGATGAACAATCAATAGAATCAATCAGAAGATTGGCACCTAGATACTTTGCATCCCAACAAAGAGCAGTTGCTGCTGATGACTATACATCATTAGTATTAAGTGAATTCAGTCAAGTAATTGATGACGTTTCTGTGTTTGGTGGAGAAACAGTAGAACCAAAGCAATATGGCAGAGTGTTGGTTGCGTTAAAACCATTAGGAGAAGATATTGCTCCTGATTCTGTTAAGACTCAAGTACAGAATTACTTGGAGAAATATGCTTCTATACCAACAAGAATACAAATCACAGACCCTGTTATTTTTTACTGTGATGTAAATACTACCGTTCAGTTTGATAGAACATCAACATCCAAGACGATTTCAGAATTACAGAGCACTATAAAAAGAGCAATAGACGATTTCAGCAATGAAAACTTGGAAATGTTTAATAGTGACTTCAGATATTCCAAGTTTGTTACAGCAATTGACGATTCTGATATTTCTATTACCAGCAATGACACAACGGTTAGACTAATTAAAAGATTGTCACCTCGTGTTAATTTCCAAGAAACGTATCAAATCAATTTTAATAATGCTTTACATCCTGGAAGATTGTTTCCAACAACAGAACAATCAATTGGTAGCACTGTAATACAAAGCACACCATTTACTTTTCAAGACGAATCTGGAAACAACTACACACAGAGTTATTTGATAGACAATGGCTCTGGCACTCTGATTGTTTACACATACATAAACGATATCTTTACCGTATTAAATTCCAATGTTGGTACAGTAAACTATTCAACAGGACAAGTCAACATTAACAAGATCCGTGTGTCTGATTACACTAATCATATTTCTGTGTATGCGACATTGAGATCTAAAGACATAATCATCAAGCTAGCAGACTTACTAATTATAGACTTACAAGACGTAACAGTAAATGTAATTGAGCAACTGGAATAATGGAAAACATAGAACAAAAAATATCTAATCTAGTTGAGCATCAATTTCCTGCGTTCTATCAGGAAGAAGGTCCCGTATTCATTGCGTTCGTTAAAGCATATTACGAGTGGATGGAGCAGGAAGGCAACACAATAAACCAATCTCGTAACATTCTGAATTACAGAGATCTTGACGAAACTCTTGAATCATTTCTTTACTACTTTCAGAAAAAATATCTATATGGTATTCCGTTCAATACGATTATTAACAAAAGAACGTTGCTCAAGCACGTTTTGGATGTTTATAGAACCAAGGGTTCAGAACAGTGTTTTGATTTGCTGTTCAAACTAATCTATAATCAAAAGATTGATCTGTATATCCCAAGCAAAGATATTTTAAGAGCATCTGATGGAACTTGGATTGAAAAACGCTATGTTGAAGTAACGCCTTCTCCTATAAACAATTTATATGTTGGTAAAAAGATTAGAGGACTGTCTTCTGGCACGACAGCAGTTGTTGAAAGTTATGTAACAGAACCAATCAATCAAAACATTATTGGTGTATTCTATATTTCCAATCTATCACCAAAACAAGGAACGTTTAATATTGGTGAGCAGTTGGTTCAAGATCAACTGTTCGTTACTGCTAATGATACTTTGTATGTTATCAACAATTCTCCTATTGTTTTGGGATCATTGGATCACATTGAAATCATTGATGGTGGCAGAGACTTCAGCAAAGGAGACATTCTAAAGATTGCCGATAGAGACAGCAATAATGTTGTTATTTCTACAGGAGTTGAAGGACAAATTAAGGTTACAACTCTTCTAAAGGGCAGAGGACAATTAAATTATAGCATTATTTCTGGTGGATGGGGATATCCGTTAAACTCAGAAACATTCGTTTATAATTTCACAACAGATACCACAGGTACTGGCGGTGATTTTGAAATTGGCACAATTGGGTCTACTAAAACAATAACATATAACAAAGACATTGTTGCTAGTTATTTGGACTTACAGATTGATGCTGCTGATTATGCTTTTCCTGGTCCTGGGACAACATCTAATTCTCAATCAAATGTTGGATATGCTCTCAGTTATGCTAATTTGACAGTAGGATCTATAACATCTTTAGATAACTTAAAAGCAGGAAATAATTATACTGCATATCCATATACATTTGTTAAGAACCCACTGCCTTCAAACAATCTAACAGGAAACGTGTCGTATAATACAACTACTGCGGTTGTTACTGGAACATCAACAGAGTTTGATAGGTTCTTGCAAGCAAACGGTCTGATATATCTGCAGGCAAACAGTTCTGATGCCAACACTACAGAAACGGCAATAATTAAATCTATTGACAGCAATGTTCAAATTACATTGTGGGGGAAACCAAAACAAAACTCAACTGCTTCTGCTGTCTATAGAGTTGGTCCTGATTTACTAATAGCAAACTTTACAAACACAAATCCAATCTATACGGTAGACGGTACCAATCGTTTTGGTCAGTCAGCAAACGTTCTCGCAATTCCTTTTGATAACAGCAACACGATTATTAGTGGTAACAAAGCAGTTGCGTCTGGTAAAGGATATCAAGAAGGAGAATTCGTTAATTTATATTTGTATGGTGGCGTTACTACTCCATCAATTCTTAATGGTGGTGTTGCATACACTAACAACGATCCTGTGTTGTTTGCAGGCGGTGAACCCAACGTTCCTGCCAGAGGTTACGTGACAACAAACAGCAATGGCACGGTCAATTCAATAACAATGACATTCTTTGGTTCTGGATATAAATCAGCACCAACCGTATACATTAAAACAACTACAGGTTCAAATGCTGTTCTTTCAACAACACTTACGGATTATAACTATAATGCTGGTGCTACAGGACGAGTTAGAAAATCTGGTGTTGGTGTTGAAAAGGGATTTTGGAGCACAACCAGAGGTCACCTAAACTCAGATAAATACATTCAGGATAGTTATTTCTACCAGGACTTCTCTTATCAGATTCAGGCTGCCGTCAAACTAGAACGATACAAGGATATTTTGTATAACACGTTCCACATCGCAGGAACGGAAATGTTTGGCCAGTATCAACTAACAAAGATAGAGAATTCTGCAATAACTTTTTCAGAAGACTTTGGACCATTCTTAGCAACAATAACATACGCTAATAATATTACTGTTGATTCAACATCTAACACAGTTTCTGTTGATAGAACAACAATTTCAATAGACCAAACATACATTGCTAATACCACGATATAAATAAGATCGTATAGCAACTTGCAAGGATTAATATGGCAAAGCAGACAGTAACATTAGGATCGTCTCCTAACGATGGAACAGGAGACACACTTAGAGATGCAATGGATAAAATTAACGACAAC